AGGGGTACTATCGCCAGGAACAAAAGCTTGGCAGTAGATTCAGAAGCCAGTACACGCCAGATAGCATCAAACGTGCGGCTATAAGGAGAAAATAATATGGCAAATGAGTTTCAGCGCAGTCCAATTAAAGCGAAGAATAAAGCCGTCCGCATTGATGGTGCTAACTTCGCCAACGTCATTGAGTTTACGGCAAGCTCCAGCGGTGGCACTGTTAACACAGTTGCAACAGCCCCTGCGTCCTTGAACGTGACTCTTAACGGCACGAGCTACCGCATCGCGCTACATAGCTAATGTCTCGCGCATTAGATAAATTCCAAGGTCAATACGGATTCTCCGTAGGGACAACTGGAACAGCCCCTGCTGGCTATTGGGCCATTCAGATGCTCTCAGATACCACGTTTAGCACGATTAGTGGTAAATTCGATGGTACTCTGACAGGCGTTACGATTGGCGCAGGCAATATCATTTACGGTGAGTTTAACAGCTACACGGCTGGAACTGGCACTGTAATTGGTTATATAGCTGGTTAATGATTGAAGTAATCACATCGCCAAAGGTTCTATCCCTTGGCGATTGATTGCATTTTAATTATATGCCACAAAACGCATTAGTGCTGTCTCCGAATAACTCGAAAGCAGCAGTTTATGACAGAGATGCCATAAACTACTTTTCAAGAGCAGGCGTGACAAATGCCACAGCAAAGGCGCAAATCAATGCGTTTGTGAAGGGTGTTAAGAATCTCGGCCTTTACAATAATATGGTCTGCTGGCCTTTGCGCTCTTCGCAAAACGCTGGAACAGGTCTGACTGCCTATAGCTTGGGTGGATTGGGAACTTTCAATGGAACTTTGTCATCACCAAATGGTCCGACTTGGGGAGCAAGTGGAATTACTTTTGATGGTACTAATGATTTTCTTTTAACTGGATACACGGCAGGCCTTTCTCAATTTTCAGCTTTTTCAATAGCAAAATCAAACTCGAATGGTGGCGTACAATATGAATTTTCAAAAGATGATATAGGAGTAAATAGGGACTGGGGAATTCTTGGGGATTTGGGTGGCTTGAACCAAGCATTTTTATTTAATCCAACACTTAGACAACTTGGTGGAGATGCATCTGATCTTGTCATTAGAATGTTGTGTATGCGGGCAAGTTCCTCTGTTTATAAATTTAGAAAAAACAATGGGGCAGATAATAACGGAACAACTGGAACATTGACGCAGACAAGTGCAAATTTAACGATTGGGGCAAGGGCTGGAGGTTCTGGCACGCATTTCAACGGAATAGTATCAACAAGCATTCTTTTCAACACAGCCCTCTCCGACAGCGACACGTCCTCAATTTATACTCTCTACAAAACCACCCTCGGAACTGGCCTCGGATTGCCGTAACAACAGCACCTTGTAAACCACCCCTAGCGTGTTAAACTAAAAAGGACAAATATATGGGCCGCCAATGGAACACGATTATTGAGAGTTTAGGACCGCTTTCTGGCGGTACTGGCTTATCGATTAACGCCAACCTAACAGAGCTAGAGGCGTTGGTTACAACCCTCCAGGCTGACGTTGCCGATGGCGTGCGCATACCCAACGCTACAACTGGCGGAACTGGACCTACTGACTTCACATCCACCAGCTATGGCACGATTGCAACGGCAAGCACTGGCAGGCTGGGATGCACGATCTTCAATTCTGGACCAGGCAACCTCCACGTTATGCTAGGCACAGCAACGGCAAGTACGTCAGCCTTCAGCGTTAGACTAAGTGCTGGAGACTACTACGAAGTTCCATTTAACTACACTGGATTGATTGGTGGTATCTTTGCAACCGCTGGAACTGCTGAAGTTACGCAGTTGAGCTAGGAGAAGGCGATGCCTCTTTTTAAGACAGTATTAAATCCGATACAGCTTGTTACAAATTACAAAAGATTTGGTATTAACGGAATTGGACAATCTTCTGGCGGCGGAAATATAACTGGCAGATTTTCTGGTGGGTTTAACTTAAATGCTGGGAATAGTGCAACATCTTACGCAAAAGTTGCCTATAGCTCTTCTTTTGCAACAGTTACAGGAGCAACTGGTCAAGCAATTAACTTTGCTCTTGGGGTTGGATTCTTTGGTATTGGATATTTTGACTTAGGAACTGCAACCGCAGGGCAAGCAATAAGAGTAATTCTTGGAGACGATGCGGAATCAGTTGTCCCATTTAATTCCACACAAAATGCTTTAGGTACAAGGGGATTTGGATTTGAAATATACAATGATGCTGGAACAAAAAAAATAAGATTATTTGCACACGATGGCACAACCTATTCTACATCTGCTGGGGTGTCTGGTTTTCAATTTGCATTTACATATACAATGCAGTTTTACGTCAAAAACGATCCAGCTGGTAATGTGTATTTATATTTAGCTCAAAATGCAACTGAAAATGGTCTAGTCCCAGCACTTCCTGCAACGCCAATAATCACCTTAGCTGGCGGCCCAACATCCGTAACTTCTGCAAAAAGATTTGTAACAGTAAATGTAATTACTAATGGAGTGAATAATCCAGGATCTGCTTTTGCAAGCTATTGTGCTCTAGACGAAAGTATTTTTACTGTAGGCATATAAAATGCCCCTCCTTCTCCTCACCCTATTGTTTTGCTCCTGCTCGCCAAAGCCAGCGGATAATAATGTACTGCCTCGCTATTCCGATATGGGAGCAGCCACGGACGCTGGTAATGTCAAATGAAACGCATAGGTTTGTGGCTGACCAATTTGAGTTTGCGTTTCTTAATGACGGCGCAGGAGTACGCTTGTTTCAAGGAGGCGTTAAAGTTTGCTGTGGAGAACAACAATATGGTCAAGGAGACCAAGTACATTGGCAAGGTAAAGCATCTCCTCTCTGTCAACAGAAGCATCAAGCGGATTGTCGAGGAAGGTCGAGATCGGGACGAAGTTGTGGATGCCGTTGTCCATCTAGCTGTAGCGTTAAAGTATCTGGAGGGTAAAGGTCGTGAGTCTTGATGAGGTTTCGGATCTTAGGGACAAGGTTGCCAACGTATCAGAGCGACTTGCTAGGATGGAAGAACGCCAGATGACGCTTATATCAATGATCGAAAGGTCACTTGCTTTTCACGGGGATGTTGCTAATAGGTTAGGAGCGTTGGAACACTTACGGACGAAGGTTCTGGCTGTAGCTGGGCTGATAGGGCTTGCTTGCTCGATGGCCTGGGATGTCCTTAAAAACCGCCTTTCTAACTAGGAGACTAAATGCCCACACTTGGAACACAGACCATTAGTAGTAGCTTTGCACAGCTTCTCAAGACGTTCACCACTGGTGGGCTTGACGGCACGTTGCAGGTTGTTACTGATGGTGATGACACGTCTTCGGCTCTATCGCTATCTACTACTGGCGTAAAAAGCACTGGATCGTTTGCTGTCGATGGAGCATCAATCCTTACTGGTGCTGTTACTTTTGGAACAAACATTACAGCGTCAACTGGTACGGCAACGATTGGCACGCTATTCGCATCTGGCCCAGCGACCTTTGGAACGAACCTTACTGCTTCAACTGGAACTGCAACGCTAGGCACGATTGCTTCAACCACTATCAACAATAGCGGTCTTGCCACAGTTGGCACGCTTCAAGTTGCAACCAGTAGCACTGGCCCAAAAATAACAAATGTTTCCTACGGCACGTTTGCATTCTCTGGTGGGACGGTTCAAACACACGCTGCCAACGACACCACAACTGGCACATTTGCGTTGCCATGTCAGCTTGGCGACATTGTGATTGCTTCGATCAACAGCCTTGGATCAACCACTGGCACTGGTGCTTTGGTTATAACAAACTTCTTTCCGATAGCAACGAATGTTGTCGAATACAACATAATCGGAAAAGGCTCAACCGCAGGTACAATTCCCGCGGGAACTATCTTTGCAACCGCACTGAGGTTTACAGCTTAATATGGCAAACATAATCAATCGTCAGCAGACTTTCTCTACCAACGGCACGGTTACTGCGGCTGGCCTGCATAATCTAATTGATACTGCGCTTGTCAATTCTGCAATCATCAAGAACCAGCAGGAGATCACAACCATTGGTACGGCTGATCTTTTGCTTATTGCTCCAGACAGCGTTGACGCATCTCTAGCCCCACGCAAGGTAACGGTTCAGAATCTTCTTGATGACGGACTTACCGCTGGAACTTTTACAAGCTTTAATCTTACTGGTGCGTTGACCTATGGCACGGCTACTGGCAATCGCACGATAAGCACTAGCGCAACGATTACTACTGGCACGATTCCTAGCCTAACCGCTGGAACAACTACATCGACTGCTGCCACAATCACGAATGGAACAATTACAAACGGAACGATTACAACCGCTCTTATCCCAACATTAACGGCTGGTACTACAACTGGTACGGCTGGCATCTTTACGTCTGGAACAGTTACTACGCTTAACAGCACCACTGGAACTATCACCAACCTTTCTACAACCCTTGCTGGTGACTTCACGATTAGCCAGGGAACAGGAACACTTGGCACTACTGGTGCGACCTTGGGAACTTATGGTGGCGCAACATCTGTTCCTGTTCTTGCCATAAACGCAAAGGGTCAAGTCACAAGCACTGGCACATCTGCGATTACGAGTGGATTAACAGGCTTCCGCAACCGCATCATCAATGGTGACATGCGGATTGACCAGAGAAGTGCTGGTGCTTCTTATGCAATTACATCTTCACTTTATGGAAGTTGCGACAGATGGGGGTCTTTGGCTGGAGCAAATGGTGTGTGGTCGCAACAAAGAGTAACAACTGGATCGACTGATTTTCCTTTTGCAACAAGAGTTCAGAGAACTGCTGGATCAACATCAACTGCTTTTGGATATATTGGTCAAGTTATTGAAACAGCAAATTGTCAAGATTTAGCAGGCCAGACTGTAACACTATCATTTTACGCAACTGCTGGAGCAAACTTTTCAGCAACATCATCACTAATCAATCTTACTTTAGATATTGGAACAGGTTCAGACCAGGGTTGGGCATCATTAAATGCTGGAACTTGGACTGGTTATACTGCAATTTTAAATACTACGCAGGCAATAACAACAACAAGAACAAGATATTCATTTACAACAACAATATCATCTGGAATAAATGAAATAGCAATTAGGTTTGCAGCGGCTGGAACTGGAACAGCGGGAGCAAATGATTGGTTTCAAATTACAGGAGTCCAACTTGAAGCAGGCTCAACCGCAACCGACTTTGAGCGCAGGCCGATTGGGACGGAGCTTGCGTTATGTCAGAGGTATTATGAGGTAATAATCAGCCAGCTATGTCACAATACGGCGTGGGCAACTTCATATAATCAAGGCTTCTGGAAGGCAACAAAAAGAGTTTCACCGACTATTACGCTAACAAATAATTCAACAGGAAGCGGTGCTGTATTTTCAGTTCTATCAACAAACAGCGTATACCAATCAACGGCAAACTCGGCAGTTGGGACAATAGATGTTAGTGGAGACGCTGAGCTATGATTTACAAAAAATGTAACTTTAATAATGTTGGTCTTGAGTCTGTAATTCTTATTGAAAGACAGGCATACATTCCATTCGACCAAGCTAACACAGACTACCAAGCCTACCTCAAATGGCTTGCCGAAGGCAACACCCCGCTTCCTCCAGACCAAGAGTAACAAATGACCCTAACCGAAATCGCTCAGTATGCTGGCGAGAAGGTTGGCAAGACCGACTCGGATACGCTTACCTTCTTGCAGAAGGCTGCAAGCCTAGCCTATCGGCGCGTATGGGACTTTGCCCCTTGGCGCGAGACTGTCACCAACTCCACCTATTCGGTTGGCACAAGCAGGCAGATCACGCTAGGCACTAATGTCGAGACTCCTCTCTCTGTGGCCTACAACGATGCCGAGGTTGACCCGATTGACTTAGCAACGATTGTAAGCCAAGACCCAGGCTTGCTTGACGATGCGCGTACTGGCGATCCAGATACCTATCATTTTACTGGCCGAAACAGCAGTGGCGTTGCCCAGCTAAACCTTTACCCAAGGCTTGCTACATCTGGAACAATCCCATTGCGTGTTGTGGAGAAGCTGAAATGCCTTACCCGCACCAATGTTATCGTTGACTTTCCTCCATCCCAAGCCGCGCTGGATGACGAGCTTCGCTTGCCCCACGTTCATCATTTGGTTCTGGCGTTGACTCACGCAGACGCACTTGAGCGTGAACGGCAGTATGCAAAGGCGCAAGCCATTACGCAGACCGCCAATTCTGACCTTGCAGCTATGGCTAACTACGAGTTGAGCCAGGTTGGTGGCGAGAAACAGATCACTCCGCAAAGTTTAGGCGAGCTAACCATAGAAGAAATGTTCTCGGCGTAAAGGAGGCATTGCCTTGTACTACTCCGACAATTTAGACGATGTTCTATCGTTTGACGGAATCCGTAATTTTACGGGCGGTCAAGCCAGCGGCCTTCAGTCTGACCTACTAGCCGAGAACCAAGTACAAGAGTTGTACAATATGACCCTTTCGCCAAAGGGTAATCTTGAGACTCGCGTTGGTGCAACCAGCTTTGCTACTGGCGCAACCAGCGCAATAACATCAGTCGGCGGGATGCGGTACTACGAGACATCCGCAAACCAACAATTGCTGACTGTTACTGGTGGTAGATTTTACAGCATTGAATCAAGCGGAAGCGCGACAGTTCACGTTGGGTACGCAGAATGGGCTAATACAAACACAACTTGGACAGCAGCCACCAGCCAATGGCGAGATGGCTACAGCGTTGCTGAGGACATTGAGGTATCCTTTGCACAATTTGTTGATAAGATGTTTCTATCTGATTCCGATAGTGACCTACACTTTTGGGATGGCACTGCGGTTGAGAGGCAGGGCGGAAAGGTTAGGGCGATCACAGTAACAACTGGCGGTACTGGATATACCAGCGCAACAGCAATCATTACTGGCCCAACGCTTGGCGGGACGATGCCAGAACTAATTACGCTGGTGGCTGGCGGGGCTGTTACTGGAGTTACGGTTGTTAATGGTGGTTCTGGATACGCAACTGCGCCTACCGTTACAATCATTGGGAATGGTTCTGGTGCTACGGCTACAGCAACAGTCAGCGCGCCCCCAGCGGGTATTAGGATTTTGGTCAACGCTGAGAACAGACTGTTCGGCGTTGGCTCTGGTGCGAATAGAAACACGCTTTACGCCTCTGACATTCTCGATCCCTCTGTGTGGGCATCGACCAACAGCATCGTTGTAAACGGCGATGACGGAGATCAAATTACGGCAGTTGTGCCTTACTACAAGAATAGGCTGATCGTATTCAAGAAGCGCAGGGTGTTCCAGGTAGATATTCCAAGCGATGCTACTTCTGGTGCGGATTGGATTGTTTCAATCATTTCAAACAATACTGGATGCGTGGCAACTGGAACGGCGGTGCAAGTAAGCAGCGACATTCTGTTCTTGTCCGACAACGGAATCAGATCACTTGTTCGCTCTGTAGCGGATGACTTTAGCTCAGTTGGCATACCAGTTTCAGAGATAGTCAAGGATGTGATCCAGAGTATCAATACGGATTCTATTAGGGTGGCTACTGCAATCTACTACGACAACCGCTACTTCCTTGCCATACCTACTGGATCAAACGATTACAACGACACGCTCTTGGTTTACAATACTGCGTTAAGCGCATTCGAGGGTATTTGGAGTCCACAGGTTATGCAGTTTGCGCTTACAAACTTTAATCAAGAAGGCTCTAGGGCGATGTTCAAGAAGACCAATGGCATCATTGAGAAGTATGCTGGCTACAAGTCTCCCGCTGGCACTACCGCTGAAGACTATAAGGACGCTGGCGAGGACTACCAATCATACGTCCGCACCAAAGACTTTAATTTTGGTGATGCGTTCTCGCTAAAATACGGAAGCTATTTTGAGGTTATCTTTGACAACTCTTTCTCGTCCGATGCTACTGTGGCAATCCAGCGCGACATTGACGTTGGCGATATTGACGTTGCATCAAACATCAATATAGCAAGCTCGGTTCTTACTCTTCCATTCACGCTGCCAGCAGTCCTTCCAACATCAGTCAAAAAGAAGCTTGCCAGTGACCTGCGCAAGTACGAGAAGTGGCGGTTGTTAAACATCAAAATTTCAACGCCAGCAAACAAGATGGCGATCCGCCAAATCACGGCTGCTGCCAATCCAGATACAGTCCAGATCCAGCAAACAATATGACCGCTGTTGAGTACATTGAGCAAAGCGGTGTTCCAGAGGCTATGTGGCCTAACCTGGCTGAGTGGTTTGGTTGGTTTGAGAAGCAAGGGATGGTTGGCGTAGTCGAAGATAAGGATGGGATTGCTGGCGTAGCTTTGGCTAGGTGTATCAATGATGGGCAAAAGGCTGACCATTATGTGCATAGCGAAGATGGTCAGAATGTGTTTGTCGATTTGACTATCTCCTCAAAAGGTGCTAAATCCTTGAGATGCTTGCTGTTGCTCCTTTGGGAGCGTTTTGGTCCTCGCAAGCGGATCACCTTTAATCGTTCTGGTAAACCAAGGAGTTACGACTATATGACATTTATGCGAAAGGCTAGGGTTTAACACCGTGGGTGGATCACCTTCTATTCCCGCACCGCCCCCTCCGCCCGATCCGAATGCGGTGGCACAGGCCAATGCAGCGGCGTACAGGACGAACATCAATACATACATCGAAAAAGCCCCAGAAATGGCAGCTTTGGAAAACAAGCTTCGCATCCAATATCTACCAGCCCAACGCGGTTTGGAACGCCAGCTATCGGCTCTTGACCAGCAGGCAGGCGTGCAGGCTGGGATGCAGTTAGAACGGCAGT